GTACAGCGACATCGCAGTTGCTGGGTTGTTACCAACTGCTAGTCACCTCGCAGGATCATGCGCGGTCTTGGCTCTACATGTAGCGCTCCGCTAGAATCTTGATCAAGGGGTGAGAGATAAACATCCCTGGTTGCCAATCAATCTTCCCACAAAAGTTGTGGAAATCTTGATACACATCCTTGATACCTAATTCAAGCAGCATGGGCTCCCAATCATGGTCGACCGGTTTAATGGTCAACTCTGGGCGGTCCCATTTCTCTACGTAACGAGCCCGTTCGACCGAAGCTTCATAGCTGGCGTTCTTGTCACCAAGTTTTAGTGGACTTCTAACCATCATCTGGTAGCCTGTTAAAACAGGTAACCCAGTGAATGTTTTCCACGAATTAATGATGTCATAAACACGCAACCATTGGGGCAAATTAGCGATATCTTTGTACTCACGCTGTAGTTTGTGTAACTCAGCGTTGTTAGACGGATTATCACTTGAAGCTCCCAATTTTGTAAGAATCTCCGGTGACGGGTACCATACGGTACGACGTTCTTTAGCCACCGTGCACTCAACGAAAAACCCCTTCAAAAAGGTCATTCGCCGCGGGTCGCCAGGCATTTTAACTTTGAGATAGACCCCGTAATATTCTCCAAGTTCCACAACACGAGACGCGATATAACCGCGGACATCTTCTACGCTGTCATCTATTTCATTGATGATCGTTGCAAATATATTGCTCATCAAATCAGCTGTCTGACAAGTGTTGCCATCCGTTGTGTCGAACAGACCGGAAGCGCGTCGAGTATAACCCAATCGCACGACAAATTTTTGTCTTGATCCGTAATTCTGCTTGTACACAATGGTGTCCCACCCCATAAGTACTGAGTCAACAATTTCAATCGGAAAGCCGTAGTTGCGGTAATAATACCGCTGAACATTAAGCGCTCCAACATACTCATCATTAACCTTTCCTAAGGTTTGCGTATGGTCCCAATTTTTCGCGTCAGTTTCGACTTCGTATAAGATGCCACGTAGGTTAATTAAACCAGCTAAGTCATCTCCACACGTCGTCAAACTGAAGTGGTTTGGCGGGATGGCGAGCGATAAATCAAACCACTCTCCTCTTTGCTCGGGGGTAGTGCCAGAACCCCAAACATAATGTCCCACCGCTTTGCCGACTTCCATACAGGGCTTATGGAAGTTGGCGAGGCTATAAGTTTCCTTAAACCTCTCTGTCAGCTTCTTAGCATGCGCCAAATAATAGGCAGTCACACTTGGGTCGCAGGCAATGATGATCCGTTCCTTGTCTTTAAGTAACAGCTCATCAGTCTTTGACTTCATGTGCAACACCTTATTAACCGGCTCACGCCCTTCAGCTAACAATTTCAACAAAGGTTTCTCGTAAACATTGCGCTTAGCATGGTCATATACGGCTTGCAGCTGTTCGCTCTGTTCAACCGTAATATAATCATAATAAGGCACGCGTAAACGATTACCCTCGTCGAAAAGACGTTGACCCCGGACGCAGCTCTCCTCTGCACTAAGAACAACGCCCGATGGCAAAGTTACTGGCGTTAACAACGCGTTCACCATACCAATTCCGCCTTCTAAACATTCACAATTGCTATGCCACCCAATTAAATTGGGTCCCATATGGCATGTGTTTGAATTAGGCGGATCGGACGAAAATTCTAATTTCGGAGGAAACGGCGTTCGCTTACCTACTTCGTCTTCGCAATACACTTCGCCTTTCCCCATCAATCGAAATTGATCAGGAGCCGGTGTCTGTGTGTGGCGTCGCTTAGGGCGAGTGAACACCCCAAATTTACGAACATAAGGTAGCGAGTCGATCGTCTCTAAATCGCACTTGTTATCAATCGCATATAACAAGGCATCTGGGACAATGGAATCTGGGAGCGACACTAACGTCACCCTTACTCGTTGATTACTCGAGTTCCCCCACAAACCACCAATGAACGAACCCATAGCTAATGCTGAGACACCCACAGCCGCAAAACACACCATCGGACTCATGAGGCAAGGAGCTAGGCAACAGCAATACTGGTCAAAATTATGATCAGTGTCAACTAAACCTCTCCAAATGGCAGCTTGGCGTATACTAGGAGCTTGATTAACTCCTAAACGCGCAACTTCCAACAACCTCTTAACATCCAACCGACGCGCCATGGCGGTTGTGGTAACCACTAAGTTCTGGTAAACAGCGTAATTGTACTTCCGTAGTGCCTCGAAACGTACTTCCGCCATAAAGAGATCAGAGACATACTTATCCAGTCTCTTATCCGTACCAACACCATAAGTGTTACCCTGCAAAAACTCGGCGCCCTTTCGGGCAATGCGGTGGTAGACCACACCCTTATGCGGTTCAGCCTTTTCAGGGGCTACGAACCACGGGTTGACACACCAGTCCGGCATCGTCTTCGCCCACCACGGTAATATGACCTCGTTGGCCACTTCAAGCTCGACTTCTTCAAACTCCTTGACCCACTCACTCGATACTGATGGTACCAAGTTATAAGTCTTTGTGAATATGATAAAAACGGCATTACCGTAAATGGGCTGAACGCACCAGTTAATCCTGACTCCTTTGTAGTCAGCCGCACTCTCATCCAAAACCCAAGTAAAATCTTGGGTGTCAACGTATCTCGTGTGGTCATCAGGCGAAGCCCAGTTCGAAACAACATCTCCTTCGCGTAAATAAAACCCATGGTATCCATTAAATCCCATAGGCCCTAACTCAATATGAGCAACGACTACGACCACTTGGGCTCGCGTCGCCAACTCAAATATCTGCTCTTTCGATGTTGAATTCTGCTGAACATCCTGAACCAAAACCACATGAGCCCCTGTAACCGATTCGATTACATCCGGTTGCACGAAGTTAGAACGGCCGTTGGATCGAAGTAAATCCTTCGAATCGTACACACCAGCTACGCATCTAAAATCAAACAAACCCTGTGCGTAAGCCGGGTTTGGTGATAAACCGATTGCGGTGTTGATGTAGGCCTTAGTCCTATTATTACCCCATGCGTCCACGATGGTCATCTTACCGATCGATGGATTGTCGTATATACATAGCTTGATCGCGGCGGCTAAACCGCGACGTGTCGCTACGTCTCTGATTACCTTGCCATCCACGGGGTGATGCGTCAACCCACTAGGTGGGTAATACTCACTTTGAAAAGCGATGTTTTGACTAGTGCAAAAACTAGAACACAGCTCATAGTGAACATCTTTGACGCTAACCCTTACTGGTAGCTCGGCGAGACGATACGCAAAATCCACAAATTCTCGGGGACGATTATACGTTTTCTCCTTTACCGCCGGGAGAACGGCGGGCGGTCCATTAGCCGTTGGCATTTGGACATCAGCATGCAAGAATCGGCACTTAGACCGATGACACTCACCTTTCATAAAGGCCTTGCAAGTCTTGATTGGCATATCCGGAAATTC